AACTTCGGAAAGAAAACACGCAGCAGCACGCCGAGGGGCGTGCGTTGTTGGAGCGTGTCGCAGACAAGGTGGACTCGGTGGGACAAAAATTGGATGAACATATCGGATGGCACAAAGGTAGGGGCAAATAGTGGCACGCAAGTCCAATAGTGAACGGCTGGCTAGTTACCGCAAGCGTCTGGACACCTCCAAGCGTTGGCGCAAAGAAGAAGGCTACGACCAGATTTGGAAGCGAATGAGCGACCTGTACCGTGGTCGCCACTACGAATATTACAGCGAATCAGACCGTCTGCTGGTCAACATTTGTTTCTCCACGGTCAATGTCATCGTCCCCAGCGTGTCGGTCAACTACCCGAAGATTACCGTCAACGCCACGAAACCTGAGCAGGCTGCCCAAGCGGTCATCGCTGAGGCTGTCGTGAACTATTGGTGGCGACACCAGAACATCAAGGAAGAACTCAAGGCTGCCGTCAAGGACATGATTATATTCGGTCATGGCTGGGTCAAGGTCGGCTATAGATATGTTGAGGAAGAAGTGTATGCCGACGGCGAGGATGACTCCGAGCCGAACCCAGACAATGTGGTGACTCCGCAAACGGTCGTCCTTGAGGACGCACCGTTCGCCGAACGGGTCTCTTGTTACGATGTGTTCGTTGACCCAGACGCAACCTCCATGAAGGATATGCGTTGGATTGCCCAGCGTGTCCGCCGCCCGTTGTCCGAGGTTCGCAGCGACAAGCGATACAACAGGGCTGCCCGTGAGGCTGTTGGCGCAATGGCAGTCAGCCGCTATGCGGATGACCCGTCGGTACGCAAGATTCGTGACAAAGAGCAGGGTTTCGCCGAAATCTGGGAGTTCTACGATATCAAGAGCCGCACCATGTCTGTCTTTGCCGAGGGTGGCGACGGCTTCCTTGTGAAGCCGATGCCGATGCCATATTCGTTCGGGCATCCGTTTGTCATGCTGCGGGATTATGATGTGCCCGACCAGTTCTACCCAATTGGCGAACTGGAAGCCATTGAGCCGCTACAGAAAGAACTCAATGAGACTCGCACGCAGATGATGAACCACCGCAAGCGGTTTGCCCGCAAGTGGCTCTACAAGGAGTCGGCGTTTGACCAGTTGGGTCGCACCGCTTTGGAGTCGGACGACGACAATGTGATGGTCCCTGTGGTTGGCGATGATGCTTTGGGGAATGTCATTGCCCCGATGCCTGCCGTAATCAGCCCGTCAGATTTCTATAATCAGTCCAACCTGATTACGACCGATATTGACCGTGTTTCGGGTGTTTCGGAGTTTATGCGGGGTGGCGTATCGGAGATTCGCCGCACCGCCACCGAGTCGGCACTTCTTCAGGATGCCGCCAATGCCCGCACTGCGGACAAGTTGGCTACGGTTGAGCGTGCTATGGCTGAGGTGGGTCGCCGTTTGTTGAAGTTGGCGCAACAGTTTATGACGGGCGAACAAGTCGCCCGTATCGTGTCCAAGAACGGTGACCCTGTTTGGGTCAAATATGACCGTGACTATTTGGCTGGCGACTTTGACTTTGAGGTGGTCGGCGGCTCCACGCAACCCGTCAACGAGTCGTTCCGCCGCCAGACCGCCCTTCAGATTGTGGACGCTATGAGTCCGTTTGCTGCCGCTGGTGTGGTGGACATGGCAAAACTGGCTGCCTATGTGTTGCAGTTCGGTTTTGGTGTGAAGTCGCCTGAACAGTTTATGCAGTCTGCTCCGCCCCCTCAACCACCTGCGGGGCAGGCTGCTGAACTTGGTATGGGTGGCGGTGTCCCGATTCCGCCCGCCCCGAACCCGACGGTCCCCCAGCAGGCTGAGGCTGGGATGGCTGGCTTTGAGGGGTCGCTAGAACTCTAGGGAACAGCCTAGTTCTATGGTAGAGCAACCATTTAGGACTCTGGGAGAATAAATATGAGCGATGAAATCGCAGTGCAGTCAAATGTGGACACCCAAGCGGGTGCAACCGAAGTAGCAGAGACGGCACAGACAGGCGCAGAAACACCGATTCTGCCAGTTGACCAGTACGCCAATTATGTCGTACCAGTCAAGGTGGACGGTGCGGAACTACAGGTTCCGCTTTCTGAGGCGTTGAATGGTTATCAGCGGCAGGCTGATTACACTCGTAAGACGCAGGAACTGAGTGAGCAACGGCAGCAATATGAGTTTGCTGTAGCCATCCAGTCGGCGTTGGAGCGTAATCCCGAGGCTACCATTGACCTACTTGCTAGGCACTATGGTATTTCTCGGCAGCAGGCTGCCGATATGGTCAATGAGTCTGCGGCGGATGAGCCGCTTGACCCAGTGGACCAAAAGTTCCGAGACATGGAGCGACGAGTCGCTTCGTTTGAGGAATACCAGTCTCAGCAGCAGATTGAGCGAGAACTTGCTGGTTTGCAAGCCCGTTATCCCGATTTCAATGTAGCCGAAGTGGTGAACACCGCACTGAGGCTCGGCTCAACAGACCTTGAAGGTACCTACAAGCAGATGATGTTTGACAAGATGATGGACCGTCAGCGTTTGGAAATGGAAGCGCAGAAGAAGAAGCAGGAAACCGAGAATGCGGTTGTCGCCGCAAAGCGACAAGCGGCAGTGGTTTCTGGTGGCTCTAATCCGAGTGCGTCCGCTACCAGCGAGGGCGCTACACCTATCACAAATGTTCGTGAGGCTTGGGATGCTGCCAAGCGTGCGCTCGGTGCTAACTAACAAAAATCCCTAAACTTTTTCCTAGGAGGATAAAGTGTCTAACCCTAACTTTGATGCGTTGCTTTCAACGACGCTCGCCAACTACCGTGACCAACTCACGGACAATGTGTTCACGGCTCGTCCGTTGACCTACTTCCTGTCCGACAAGGGTCGCATCCGTATGCTGAACGGTGGCACCAAGATTGTTGAGCCGTTGATTTACGGCACCAACAGCACCGTTGCCTCGTACAGCGGCTACGACACCATCTCGCTGACGGCGCAGACTGGTATCACCGCTGCCGAGTACGACTGGAAGCAGTACGCTGCGTCCATCGCCATCTCGGGCATTGAGGAAGCGAAGAACAATGGTGAGCAGGAAATCATCAACCTGCTGGAAGCCAAAATCATGCAGGCTGAGGAGTCCATGCGTGAAGGTTTCAACCAGATGTTCTTTGCGGACGGAACTGGTAACAGCGGCAAGGACTGGAACGGTCTCGGCAACATCGTTGAGGCATCTGGTACCGTTGGTGGTATCAACCGTGCGACCGCTGGTAACGAGTACTGGCGTTCTTACGAGGAGAACACCGCCACTGCGTTGACCCTCGCCCAAATGGCGACGGCGTACAACACGGTGTCGGTCGGTAACGACCACCCCGACATGATTCTGACGACTCAGACTCTGTTTGAGAAGTACGAGGCGCTGCTCGTCCCGAGCCTGCGTTTCACGGACACCAAGACGGCGGATGCTGGATTCCAGAACCTGCTGTACAAGGCAGCGCCTGTCACCTTTGACACGCACTGCACGGCTGGTGTCGTGTACTTCCTGAACAGCAAGTACCTGACCCTCGTCGGTCACTCGGGCAAGTGGTTCGCTCAGACGGAGTTTGTCCGCCCTGAGAACCTTGATGCCCGTTACGCCCTCATCATGTGCTACGGCAACCTCACTTGCCGTAACGCCAAGAAGCAGGGCAAACTGACGGCGAAGACCGCCTAGTTCCTTCAGGAACGAATCGGTTATTGGTGGGCGGGGGATGAAGCCCCCGCCCACCAGCACCAAAGGATTCTGATTATGGCTAAAGGTCGTAAACCTGCGATTGACGGGCTTGCCCGCCCTCAGGGTGTGTTGGATGACATTATTCGTCCTATCATCCAAAAAGGCGCAAAGGCTGTTGCAAGAAAAACCTTGTCACAGAAATCTATTGACATCTATCGGAAGTTTCCAAAATCAACTTCCATGGGTCGTGCCATTCGTGGCGGACAAAAAGGTTCACACAGAATTGGTCGCAAGGCTTTGGACATTAGCGACGAAATGGCTCGGAAGCGTGCTAGGTCGTATGAGGGTGCCGCTCGTAAAGCGTATGAGACTGGCAAGAGTCCAAAGAAAATTGATGTTTTGTCGTCAAAGGCTAGGGCTGCAAGAAATCAGGCTGGTGGATTGAGACCAAATGCCAGTGTCCGTAAGGCTGCCAAAGGTGCCCGTCAGCGTGGAGGCTACCGCTGATGGCTAAGCGTCAAGGTTTGGATGACATTATTCGGGATGCTATATCGGCTCAGCGTCCAAAGCGGAAACTATTGCCGAAAAAGTTGAATGTTGGTGATGTTGCCAACGACCCGTTGAGCAGCATTCAGCGCCCACGCCGCCGTGAACAGGGTTCATACAGGGACCAATTGTCTGACGCAAATCGTTTTGGTGGAAAGCGTCCAGAGCGAAAAATCAAATATTATTTGATGAGCAATCCGCCGATTGCCGTATATAACGACGGTAGTCGTGTGCGTGGTGTAAAACCATCTCGGAATACGCCTC